TATGCAGCTAAGCGAATCAAGGCTCTGGCACCGGTGGAGAAGTGATTCCCTCTGCCAAAATAATACCAGAAAGAGAGGGACAGCAGCATGGCGATCATGGTAACAAAAAAGCCTCCCGCGTATCTGCGGGAGGCAAGAGTAAAGGCTGGATATGTCAGCCGTGGCACGGCGTCTATCGCGGTTCCGTACTCGCCGGAAACCATCGGGCGGCATGAGCGCGGGGAAGTTGATCTGACCCCGGCAGACGCGGTGGTCTACGCCGAGAGCTACAAGAGCCCGGACATCATGCTTCGCTACTGTGCGACGTGTCCTGTTGGCTGCAAGATGGGCTGGACGGCGGCGGACATTCCGCTTCCCCACGCAACGCTGCGCATCCGGCGTCTGATCGTGGATGCGCAGGCCGTGGCCGACCGGCTGGAAGAGATCGCCTTCGACGGCGTGATCGACGAGTCGGAGTGCAGGGACTTCGAGGAGGCATTGCGGTTCCTGCGGCAGCTTGAAGCGAGCATCAACGACATCATCCTCATAGGCCTGGGAAAAAGAGAAGGCACCTCTCGCCAAATGCCTGAACGAGAAGTGCCCGATAACTAACCGGTGTCATATTATCACACCCAGGCTCTTTTGTCAAGAGAAAGGAGCAAATATGAACTACGAGAGCGTACTCCAACTCAACAAGTACCCGACAGATCGGTATAACGTCCTGGTGCCGGTCACTACGATGCAGGCGGCGTCCAACCTCCAGCGCATCGTCGTTTCCGAGGTGCAGCTGGACACCAGGCAGGACAACACGAACCGCGGGCCCAGCAAGGACATCTATTTTGAAAAGTCCAGCGGCGCGTTTGCGATCACGAAGGTTGGCGGCATGAAGCTGGCCGCTGCCGCGAATATCAGCATCGTGGACACGACCCCTGGCAGAACGGAAGGCTGCCAGCGGTGCATCGAAATGGCCCGCGCCTCTGGCA